CCAGAAGTTGTGCCTTGCGAATCGTGGCGCTGGTGGCTTCATATGCCGGGAATCCTGTAACCACCGAAACCTCATGCAGGCGCACCTCGTTGAGGAAGCGACGCTGACCGTCCTGGCTCCATTCATCCCCACCGCGCGGAACGCTGAAGCCGAAGCTCATGGAGTCCACAACCTGCTTGCGCATGAGAACGGTCAGGTCACGGGCGTAGGTGACCTCCTGCGGCAAGTCTGCCTCAACCTTGAGCCCACGGCTGTCCTCGGCAAGTCGCAGCGTGCCAGAGCGAGTCGAGGCCAGAACCATGGTGTCATCGTGATTGACGAACATCTTGATGTTGTTCCGCGACGCGAGCGTGCGCTGGAACGCTCCAGGCCGAATCTGCTCAATAAATGGTAAGGGCGCCGAGTCACTTGAAAACACCGCTGCGTATCCCGTGAATGTGGCGCCGTCGCCAATCTCGCGCACCTCCAGGTCTTGAACCTGGACTTGGCGCATCTCGACCTTGGTCATGTCATTCCTCTCGCCGGAAATGTTCTCGGCTTGTCGTGCGAGCCAGGCCCGTGCTGGCTCAGGGTTCAATGGATCAATGCCCCAGAGGTAGTGAGCGACTGCGCCAGGGCCGGGCCATCTGGGATGGTCGGGGTCGCTGTTCTGGGGTGCCCGCAGGTCAGGTGCGTGTCGTGCTGCCCAGGCATTAGCGCGCACAACTTTGTCGTCGGACATCTGGCCGCGTGCCATGAGCCTGGCCTCGCGGATCGTCTGCTCGGTCAGGCCGTCGCCGCCAAAGCCCTCGCGACGCAACTCCAGGCCGCGCGCGGCTGCCTCCTGGACGTACTGCGGAACAGTCACGGCACGCTCGCCGCCAGGCTCCATGCCTTCAGCGATGCTGACCGCGACCATCTGGTCAATCGCTGCCTGCTTAGTGGTGTGGCAGCCGATGACCTCGCCGTCGTCCTTTATCGTGGCCCAGTCATCGCAGCCGTCGGCGCTGTCCGTGATGAAGTAGGGCACTAGATCAACTCCAAAGTCAGCAGCTCGTCCTCGCGCCTGCGGCGGCGATGCTCGGTGTCCTCGATGTAACGAATGGGGGCGACAGATAGACGGCTCAGGCCACGCACAATGCCCGCTGACATCCCATTGCCGACCACAGCACCGATGCGGGCTGTGCTGCCTTGTATGCGCCCGACTGAGGCATTGCTGCCGATTGCCGCGCCAAACGCTGCGACAGGTGCGGCCTGCTTGACGATGAAGGGCCGATACCGACCGCCGCTAGGTGCTGGGGGAGCAGGTGTTGAGCCTGTGCCTGTTGCCGACCCTTGGCTGTCAGAAGTGCCAGCGACCGTACCGCCAGCGCCCTCGAATCCGATGACGTTGCCGACGCTTGCCGATGTGCCTGCGCTGCTGCCCTGCGCACCCTCAGATCCGGCAACCGAGCCAGCGCTGTCGCTGAGACCTAGGACAGATCCGGTCGCGTTCTCTGCGCCTGTGACTGTCCCGGTTGAGGACTCGCTGCCCATGACGGAGCCGAACGCGCCCTCTGATCCAGTCACGCTGCCAGCGTCGCTGCTTGCGCCCGTTGCTACACCGACAAGTCCAGCCGAACCTGCTGCGCTGCCGACATCAGTAGATGTGCCAGAGACGCTGCCGGAATATCCAAGCGATCCGGCAACGCTGCCCGTGGCAACGCTTGTTCCGGCAGCGGAACCCGACAGGGCAGCCGATCCAGCGATAGCAGCGACCGACGTACTGGTTGCTGCGATGAATCCTGCGCCCGTGCCACCAAGTTGCTGGATGTCTAGCCGACCGAGGTCGGCGTCATCCAGGGTGAAGTTGCCGGCCTTTGTCGGAAACCAGCCCAAGAAGTTCTGGTCTAGTACGCCCTGGCTCTGAGAGTCCAGGGTGAAGTTGGCCGCCATGGCTTAGGTGATGGACTCGGACAGGTTCCCTGCGGTGATGGTGTAGGTGCCAGCAGAGCCGCTGAAAGTCTGCGAAGTATCCAACTGGCGCGATCCGTAGAAGGTTCCCGAGGTGGACGCAGACCAATAGCCAAGGTGCGTGATCGTGGTGTTGGCGGGCACGTCGAACACAATGTTGGTCGAGGACGTCGCGGTGCCATTGCTGGCTGCGTTCCACGATATTGACTCGCGCGTGTACGAGCCGCCTGCAACCTCGTTGCTGCCGGATGCGTTGGGCTCTGCGGTGTGCAAGCTGGCATATGCAGCCACTCCGGTCAGGCCGCCGACCAGGGCGTTCTTGCCATTGGTGTTGAGCGCCATTACTCCTCCAGGATCCCTGTGATGTTGCCGTGCGCGTCACGCTCGACGCGCTTGCTGCGCGCTGGAGGTTCTGGCACTTGGACGTTGATGATGGGCTGCGGCAGGCCGCGGATCTGTGCGCCGATGGCCTCCGCAAACTCGGCGGGGTCCAGATCGCGCACGGGGTAGGCCGCTGCCGGGTCTAGTGGGTCGAGGCTTGTCGCCGCCTGGAGCTGCACGCTGGGCAGGCCCGTGTGCGTAATCTGCGGCAGGCCGACAATCCCCAACACTTCCTCTGGTGCGAAGCCAACCTGTATCAGTCGGATCGCGTTCATCACGCGCTTATCGGTCTCGGCCAGGTTGGCCGCTGTCACGTTCACGTTAGCCAGCGGAACGCGATGCTCGTCACCGCCATCCACGGGGGACAAGTCCTCCAGGCGGCGCACGTCATTGATGCTGAACGCGCCCATCTGCACAGCCGTCGAGTAGCCAGACATGCGGGTTGAGAAGTCACCGCGCAGCAGACCGTCCAGGTTGATGCGGTAGAACGCATCGCCAGGCAGCAGCGTGGTCAGCGCGGTCTCGATCTTGGAGATGTAGGGCCGCAGCGTGTATTGGCTGAACTGGATCGCGTTCTGCTCAACTGAGGCGTAGGACATCGCGCCGGGTGTGTTCATCTGTAGCATGTGCGGCGGGATGCGGAAGATGCGGCAGATCTCCTCGGTCGCCAGGATGCGCGACTCAAGCATCTGAGCCTCGTCTGGGTCCACGCCAGTCTTGACGAACTTCGACCCACCGCCGAGGACACCCACTCGGTGAGAGCGATCCACGCCGCGATGCGATGCCTCAAACGTGGTCTTGAGGTCGAGCGCCTGCTCCTTGGTAATCATCGCGGGCGTCTCAATGATTCCGCTGGTCACCGAGCCCTGGCCGAAGAAGCGAGAGGCAAAGTCGGTGAGCGCCTGAGCCATGCCCAGGGTGTCCTTGAGCTCGTCAATCCGCGAGACCCCGCGCAACTGACCAGGCTTCTTGAGTTCGGTCAGGTGCAACATGTCCTGGCGCGAGATGACCGTGCGGTGATCGTGGACGTACTCGATCTGCCCCTCGCGGTTGCGGCGCACCTCAACCATCGTGGGGTCCAGCACCACGAGGGCTGTCGGCAGGCCAGCGTTGGGGCCAGACGTAGCGCGGTAGACGCGCACGAAGGCATTGCCATTGAGCAGCAGCGAGACCATGATCTGCTGGATGAACTCATCCTTGGACGTGCCGACGTCAGGGTTGTAGACCCACTCAGGCCGGGGCCGATAAGGAACCCGCTGACCGTCGCGCCGGATGAAGGTGTCCACGGGCAGGGTGCTGATCGTGTCCGACAGCAGCCGCACGGCGGCGTAGACAGCCGAAACCTTGAGCGCCTTCTCCTGGTCCATAGGGACACCAGCAGGCGTGCGGAAGGCAAAGTCAGCGCCCGAGGCGAACAACGACTGGTACGAGACGGCGCGCTGCTCCGACCCAATGCCCAACAGGCGACCAAACATCAGCGACCTTTCCTGCCTGACTCAAGGGCCAGACCGACAAGCAGCAGGGCGATGCCGCCGACGATGAACCCGGCAGGCGGGGCGATTAGGGCTGCGCCAGCGACAATCCCGGCAAGGCCGAGAACTTGCACGATGCTGCCCATGGAACTCCTAAGCAATGAAGAATGGTGCAGCCTCACGGGGCTGCTCTTGGTACGTCATGGCGCGCTCTAGGGCCATGATGGCGGCGACTGCCGCGTCAATCTTGCGTGGCGAGTTCTTGGTCTCTTTGTAAATGCGCACGCCACGAGCATCCGATTTCAGCACCGCATTGGACACATGCCGCGTCAGGATTGGGTCGCCAGAGTGCGTCATCTGGCGCTCTAGCACCATCGTGGTGAAGCGTTGCGTGGCTGGCGTCATGCGCGCAGCAGACTGCGGGAACTCCGTGACTGGCAGGCCATCGGACGCCAGAACCTCCAGCGACCTGGCCCACAGGTGCGGGTCAGCGGTGATCTCAACAACCTGCCAACGCAGACAAGCCGTTCGGATCGCCTCCTCGACGTCGAGGATCGGCACCGTCCACTCGGTCTCACCTGGCGGTCGCTCCCACACGCCGGCGAGCTGCAAGTGCGGGAACTCACCCACGCTGACTGCGGCAATGGCCGTGGCGTCACGCGAGTAGGAACCGTCGAGCGCCAGGACAACGCGCTCACCGTCGGCAATCTCCTTGGCGGCCTGGCACTCATCCCAGGCAACCTGCGGCAGCCATTGACCCTGGAGCGACACGGGGCGGTTGAACCAGTAACGCTCCCACTCAGCAGGAGACGTCTGCGGGTCGTCGTAGGAATCAGCGATCGCCTCTAGGTCTAGCCATTCGGCTGGCCCGTAGACCTCAGCGAGGCCCGCAAGCCTGTCGCGCTTCTTGGTCGCGTCCCACTTGGGCGCTGCCTGGCGATGATCGAACAACAGGCCAGCGTCAGAGATGCGGCCCTCTGTCACGGCCTTGGCGTACTCGTGCGTCCCCTCGGCGACCGAGCCCTCACCGGGCGCGTACATCGTGGTGGTCTCGAAAGCCCAGCCAGCAGCGACCTTGCGCTTGAGCAGGTTCCGCAGCACGACTTGGTGTAGGCGCTTGAGACGAGGAAGCACCCACAGATGCGTCTCGTCAAATACAACAAACGTGGACTTGCCGCCGTCCTTGGATGAGTCGGCAGCAGACTCAGGTGTGATCTGACCGCCCTGCGGCAGGATGATGCGCGTCAGTCCGACGTCTATGCCGGGGTAGTCAGCCTGTAAAGCCTTGGACGTCTGGCATATATAACGCACCGCGTCGTATGTATTTCCGGCCTGGCCGTACTCGGTGGCAAAGCACAGCACCTCGGGACGCTTGACTGGCTTGCCAACAGGCTCGCCCTCGTCGTAGCAATAGCCCCAGGGCGACACCTCGCCGTCCTTTGCCCAATGCGAGAAGCGCACGGGGCCGACCGCCTCAGCGATAGCGATGAACGCAGCCAACTCTGACTTGGCCCGACCCTTGGGCCGCGACATCACGCCGCGACGCACGCGCCGCTGGCCAGCCTTGTCCACCTCATAGCAATGCAGCAAGAACGCGGCGAACTCGTCATCCAGCAGAACAGGATCGCCCTCAACGTCGCCAGGCCCGTGGACGCAGTAATGCTCGATCCAATCGAGCAGGGCGAAGCCGAGACTATGCGTTGGCGACAGCGACAAGG